TTTTTGTGGTTTGTGTTTTTATTTTTTGAATGTATCCCTTTTCTTTTACGTTTAGGTTTTTCTATATATGCAAAAATGTAATTTCTTCTTCTAGCCATTTGTAGAAATAGACTTTGCTTTTTCAATAGAACGCCCAACAAAGTATGCTGAATAAACTACCATTAAAAGCGTCTGATATATTGGTTTATATGCTTCGTTGATTGTGAACTGTCCTATATTTCCATCAAAGAAACTCATAATAACAAACACAAATGTTAAAAAAATTAAAGTAAGTGGTCTAATATTTTTACTTAACCATGAATCAGATTTCATGTCATTTTCCCATCTTGAAGTAACCTGTGTTTGTGCTGATTGTTCTGCTTGTATAAGAATGTTTGTTAAATCTTGTTTTGCTTTTGCCTTCTCCTCTTTAGTCATAACAAATTTATCTACTATCCCAGCGACCTGTTCTAAGGCACCCCCAAATATTTTACTAAGTATTTTCATTTTTTATTTTTAATGGAATAAATTAAAGCAATTAAAATAAGTCCAAGACAACTTATTACCACAACACTTTCTACTATAGTAGTCATTAGTTTTTATCTATTTGTTTTTCACATTCTTCAATTTCTTTCTCTGTCATACACACACACTCAGCAGAATTGCTTTTAAGGCAATTTACTTCGTGTTTATCAGTTTTATTTTTTTTGTTAGTCATATTCCTTATAATTTATTATCAATGCCTTAAAACGCTTGTTTTATAAATCATCAATTAATGTTATTAATTTATTTTCAATTTGAATTAAGATAGTTAGCTTCTGTACCCCATCCCATTCTTGAGTATTCATACCCTCTGCAACATCCATTAATGTATTAATTTTGCTTATAGTTTGTCCTACCTTTATTTGTTTTTTTAAAGTTTCTTCATCTACAGAAACTTGAGCTACATTATTAGCATTTAATTGTTTCATTTTTTATAAGCCTTTTTTTCTAAGTCTTTTATTTGTTTTTCCATTCTTTCAATTTCCATTTGTATGTAATCCATCTTTTGATTAACGATATTAAAATCATCATTTTGAATTTCATATAGAGGTAAGGTTTTTGCTATTTCTATTTCCTTTTTTAAATCTGAATATGAGAAACTAATAGAAGCAACCATTGTTACCAATATGATTATGGTCTTAAAATCAAAAATAATGTCAGGTTTCCCATCATTATCAATGTCTATTCCTACTTTCTTTTTACTTGGCATAATGTTTAATTTAAATGTTTAATCAAAATTAATAATTTTAATCAATAGTTTTTTTTGCTTTTGTAAAGCGTTTAGTATTTTTGGATATATCCTACGATAACAAGTGGTGGAGTTTCCTATAAACCCAGCTTTCGTAATGTTTTGTTGAGAGTTATCACCAACCAATAAACAGCCATGAGTGTCATCATCAGTATTGCCGCAATGAATAAGAATCCAACTAAAGTTAGGCACATCATGAAGATGCAACATACCCTTATGAATATTTGGAAACCTTTTAGCATACTTTTGGTTATACCCTCCTTCTTTACGAAGTTTGATAAAATACTGCCCAGCAGGTATTCTTGTCTTGCCATATTCCTTGACTGTTCTTTTTTCATCTTCCAAAGTATAGCATAAAAATTCTTTTTTGTTATCATCATTTAATAAAAATAAAATTCCAAGTGTACTTTCAGTTCCACTACTATAACGGTATAATTCTAATCTCATATTACGAAGTTTGTTCTACCGTACTTTCAAAACTTAATATTGCTCTATATAAAGTTTGAGTATCGGTATCTTCTGTAATATAAGTTATACCATTATTTCTTGCTCCGTAAACATTAAAATTATCTGAACTTAAATCAAAATACGATGATTGAGAAACTAGTAATTGTGTGATTTGATTCATAGCTAAATTACAATCCAGCTGTCCTCCTGTATTAGTATCAAATGCGGTTATAACTTCTATCCTTGTGGTTATAGAAGATATATATTTTGATTTATTGCTTTCTGTATTGTCATTTGAAATACTATAAATATAAATATAAGGATATGACCCACTGCTTGGAACGACATTATATACAGATAATGTTGCACTATTCAATGTGATATTTCCATCCAAAGCATCATAAACTTTTTTTCTAATAAGGTACGATGGTTCTTTCATAATTATAAATTTTTAATAAATATACTTTGTTTCAATGTTCCAGTATCTACTGGCACTCTTTGAGATGAATTTTCTAATATAGATAGTCCCAAATCTCTTAATATTTTTCCTACTGTTCCAGCTTTTCTACCCCTTAATAATTCACCCCCTGTGGCTTTTAGTTTCTTTTGAAATAACAATCTTCTATTTTGAATAGCGGGTTCAAAATATGGTTGTGCTTTCATTTTAGATGTTCCATATTCTACATATTGAGAATAGTTAGCATTATATCCAATTTCCACACCCCTATCACTTGCTGCAAACCTATACATATTATTCATTTTTTTATTAAACCTTTTTACGTTAGATGGTTTTAATCTTACTATATTTTTCTTTGCCATTTTTATTGTTGTTTATCTGCTAGTATTTTATATGTATATAATCCTTTTTCATATATGTCATTTATTCTATATGCATCCGAATCTCCTGTAAGAAGTAAAATGTCTCCTCTTTGAATATTTGTTGTTACCGTATTCTTACGCATAGTTAATTCTATGCCCGTTTGTAAAATTCTTTTTCCATCACGAAAAATCATTTTACCATTTAGGTATTCTCTATCTGCCCAGTATGTTCCTATTGTTGATTGTGAAGATGTAAAGCCACCATATCCATCCGCACTATTTGTGTTGCGTTTTACCGTTACCCTATATCTTAATTTTCCTGTTTCTATCATAACTCATTATAGTATATATAAGGTGAAAGAATATTTTGAACATTTGTTGGTATGCCTGTTATGCTGCCGCTTTTAAAATCTTGCCTATTATCATAATACGTAGTTGCTAGTTGTTTTATAGCTAGTTTTATGTCATCATAACTTAACCCAGTAGTAGTGTAAACAACTTTAATATTTTTTTGATATGACGAAGATACTTCAATATATTTATCCTCTAGTCCATAAGCATCATAACTTATACTGGTTAATGTACCATCACTTGATTGCGTTTGTACAGACGTTATTGATGTTATGGGTGCGTATGGAAGCACTATATTTGTTCTTCTTCTATATAGGTCTCCATATTCTCCAGAGCGGTCTAAATTAGATATAAACAAACTCCTAGTTTTTGCTACAATATCTCTATTAATAATTGCTTCACATTTTTCTCTTGCTGCAATTACCATGTTTGCTATTATTGTATCATCATCAGATGTTTCTACTCTAGCGTAGTCTTTTAATTCTGATGTAGCTACAACCTCACTACCAGTGGTTGAATCTATTTGTACGCTAATCATTATTTCGTGTCTTTACTACCTTTTTCTTCTTTGGTTTCTTTTTTACTTTTGTTTTCTTTAGAGATATATTCCCCCCAGCAATTTGCAATCCATACCTTAACATTAGCTTCTGGTATATCAATAGTATCGCCTTTTTCATAAGTTCTATTCCCCCTAGTCATTTCTGTTAATACTTTAATTTTCATAATTATAAATTTTGATTTAAACAAAGATAAAAAAAAACGATATAAAATTTTAAATAAAAAAAAGGGAATAAAATTATTCCCCCTTTTCTAAAATAAACTTAAAAACTATTAACTAGTTTCTAAAGCTGTTTTTGCAGTTGCAAATGAACCTCTACTATAAGCATTTGGTAAATATATAGAGTGTGCAATTCTTGCTATACCTCTTATTGAAACTAAATACTTTGAGAAGTTATCTGAATCCTCATATCCAAAATCTACTCTTAATCCTTCTCTTTGCCATACTTGACTTCCTTGTGAGAAATCTCCTACGATAAAGTTTCCAGCAGCTAGCTTGTTATTCATGTAAACAGGAACGCCATTGATTCTAAAGAATCCATCAGTTCCAACTATTGAATTACCTCTAAGATATTCATTAGTAGTGTCTTTTAATAACGCCATTTTGTGAAAATCAGTTGGATTTAAAACAATACCGTTAGCAGAAAAATTTGCTAAAGCTAATTGATTTAAAGCAACATAGATTACATCCAATTCTTGTGCAGACTCTATTGCGTTAGCAAAGTCTCCTGCGGCAAAAACAGTTCCACCGTTCAATAAACCTGTAAGGTTTGGAGAACTTCCAGAACCACCAATTAATTGGTCATCAATTACGGTGTTGATTTTTGCTGGAATACGTTGTCCTAAGTAACTACTTAAGGCAGGCGTGTCGTCTAACATTTCTTGAGAAATAGTCATAACGGCTGTCATTTTTTGAACAACAGCATCTTCTGCGGTAAGTTGGAATTCAGAATCGGTTGGAGCAGAACCTTCAGCAACAGCTGCTGCGTTATCAGTCCAAGCAGACTCTTTAACGAATCTAACTACATTTCCGTCTGTGCCACCAACAGGAATAATACTCATCATATTTGTAACATTAGCTGGGTCTCTTTTGATTCCATCTACTGTCCAAATTTTTGCTGCATCTCTTGAAGAGTTAGCACCACTATAATCAGATGATATAAGAACGTCTGCTTTTAATTCCATTGAAGCATGCTGTCCATTACCATCTTTAAAGTTTTTAAATGATTCGCTATTAGCTAACGTATCTTTAAAAGCATCAGCTTTAGTTTTATAGACTGGAAAAGAAGCGTCTTTTTTATTTTCTACTTCTATTTTATCCAATCTATCAACTATGTCTGTGTGTTTATCTAATAAATCCTTGATTTCATTAGACTTAAAATTATCAACCTTCTGCTTAACATTGTCCTTAACTTGTTGAGCTGACTCCTCAAGTTTAGAATCAATCTTTTCGCATAAAGCATCCAATTCTTGTTTTGTTTTGTTTTCTTCCATAATTAAAAAAAATTTAAAACTTGTTGAACATATATTTATAAATTGAATCAGTTTCCGTTTTGTCTTTCTTAGATTTTGGGTAAGATTTCTCTTGAACCATATCATCAGACTGGTGGGTTTTATCCCGGGCAATCAAAGATTTTAACATCTCTAACTCGTATTCAATAAGATAACATAAACTATCAGTA